AACAAGCGCCTTAGATATCTATTAAATCAATAGGGGTCTCAAAAAACTTTGGTTTTTTGCTTTTTTGTCAAAATTTTTTTTTGACAAAAGATTTACATGTTACTAAGACTTTGACTAAATCTTGCAACATAGATACATGTAGTGTAGTGTGAAACTAAATGGGGACCCAATAGGATATAAAACTCATGTCTGACACAAATTTATTAACAACAGATCAATTACGATTGAAGGTAGAGAGAACCTGGATAGAACATATTAAACTATGTCAGGACAACTTCCTATATTTTGTAATGAATGTTTGGCCTGAGTTTATTTGTAGAACAGATAAGGACCCGAATAGATGGGGCCACCATCAACATATCGCACATGAATTTACATCAATAGCACAAAATAAAAAAGGCAGATTAATTGTTAATATGCCACCAAGACACACTAAATCTGAGTTTGCTTCTGTATACTTTCCAGCTTGGATGATAGGTAAAAATCCAAAAATGAAATTAATGCAAGTCTCTCACAATGCAGAGCTCTCAGCTAGATTTGGGGCTAAGGTAAGAAATTTAATTGATAGTGCAGAGTTTAAAGAAATCTTTGGGGATGTTAAACTGAGAGAAGACTCAAAAGCAAAAGGACGTTGGGAGACCAATCAAGGTGGGGAATATTATGCAGCGGGAGTAGGCGGTTCTATCACAGGACGAGGGGCGGATCTTTTGATTATTGATGACCCACACACGGAACAAGATTCTTTATCTGACTCTGCAATGGAGAGAACTTTTGATTGGTATCTCTCTGGACCAAGACAACGTTTACAACCAGGAGGCTCAATCGTATTGGTAATGACGAGATGGGCACAAGATGATTTAACAGGTCGATTAATAAAATCAGAGTCTGAACCTAAAGCAGACAAATGGCAAAAAATTTCTTTCCCTGCAATTTTACCTAGTGGTAATCCAGTTTGGCCAGAATATTGGAACATAGAAGAATTAGAAAAAGTTAAAGCTTCTTTGTCTGTAAGAAACTGGTCGGCACAATATATGCAAGAGCCTTCATCTGAAGAGGGAGCAATTATTAAAAGAGATTGGTGGATTCCATGGCCTCATGACATGCCAATGTTAAAACATGTAATACAATCCTACGATACTGCTTTTTCAAAAAAAGAAACAGCTGACTACTCAGCAATTACAACTTGGGGAATATTTAAACCTGAAGACGGAGCTGCAGATGCTATTATGTTAATAGATGCAATTCGAGGAAGATTTGATTTTCCAGAGTTAAAAGCAGTTGCATTAGAGCAATATAAATATTGGCAACCAGAAACTACAATTATAGAAGCAAAAGCATCCGGACAGCCGATGTTACAAGAGTTTAGAAGAATGGGTATTCCAGTCATGGACTTTACACCCGGACGGGGAAAAGACAAACATTCACGGGTCAACGCTGTTGCTCCTATTTTTGAGTCTGGACAAGTCTATTATCCTAGAGATGAAAAATTTGCTGAAGAAGTTATTGAAGAATGTGCAGCATTTCCTCATGGAGAACACGACGATTATGTTGATAGTACTACACAGGCTATGTTAAGATACCGGCAAGGATATTTTGTTTCGACTTATTCAGATGAAGATGAAGTTACAAAATACAAAAATAGAAAATACGTATACTATTAGGAGAAGATATGAACAAAAAAACAAAGCGTAAGCTAAAAAGAATCGCTGCTTTGGGTTTACTTGGCGTGGGTGCAAAAATGGGTTTAAGTAAGATGGCCGAAAACAGAGCTATCAAAAAAAGTGCTATGGAAGCAAAACCTATGTTTGCAACAAAAATGAATGAGCAAAGAGTTCCTGCTTTTATAAAAAAAAGAGGTATTAAAGGTGGAAATCCATTAAGACCTAGAGGAAATATAACAGGACAAACTTTTGGTATTGATCCTTTTGGACCTGGTATGGGTGCAAAAAAAGGTAAGATGATCAAAGCCAGAGGCGGAAGACTAGCTAGAGTAAAACCAACTAAAATGATGTAATGGCAGAAGTTGAAAAAATTAAAGAGGATTTGGAATTAGAAACTCCAAACGAAGATGTAGATATTGAGCTTGAAGGCGAATCATCTGAAGCAGAAAAGATTCGTGATAGAGCAGAAATAATCGATGAGTTCTATGAAAACATTGCACTGAAACTTTCCGATGAAGTTTTAGGAAGAATGTCTAGCGAGTTAGTTCAAGAATATAAAAGAGATAAAGTTTCCAGAAAAGATTGGGAAACTGGTTACACAAAAGGTTTAGACTTATTAGGTTTTAAATATACCGAGATGACTAGACCTTTCAAAGGTTCAGCTTCTGTTACTCACCCCTTGTTGGCGGAAGCTGTAACACAATTTCAAGCACAAGCGTACAAAGAATTAATACCATCTGATGGTCCGGTAAGAGCACAAGTAGTTGGCGCTCAAAGCGATGAAAAAGTTAATCAAGCAACAAGAGTACAAGAATTTTTTAATTACATGTTATTAGAAAAAATGGAAGAGTACACACCAGACATGGATCAAATGTTATTCTATTTACCATTAGCAGGATCTGCATTTAAAAAAATTTACTTCGATGAAATAATGCAAAGGGCTGTTGCAAAATTTGTACCAGCAGAAGATTTAGTCGTACCATATTATGCAACGGATTTATTAGAATGTGAAAGAATTACTCACGTTGTTAGAATGAGTGAGAATGATATTATCAAACAGCAGAAGTCTGGCTTCTACAGAGACGTAGAATTAAAACCTGTTCAAACAGGTATGACAGATATAGAAAAAAAATATCAAGAATTAGAAGGTGTAACACCTTCAGGTGACAAACAATATGGATTTAATATTTTAGAAATGCATGTTGATTTAAATTTAAATGAATATACATCAGAGAGCCCAGAGAAAGATATTAAAGTTCCTTACATTGTAACTATAGATGAAGGCTCAGGTGAAATTTTATCCATTTACAGAAACTACGATATTGATGACGAAACAAAAAAACGTAAAGAATATTTTGTTCACTATAAATTTTTACCAGGATTAGGTTTCTACGGCTTTGGTTTAATACACATGATCGGTGGATTATCTAGAACAGCTACACAAGCTTTAAGACAATTGCTTGATGCGGGAACTTTGAGCAATTTACCAGCAGGGTTCAAGAGCCGTGGTATCAGAATCAGAGATGATGACCAACCATTTCAGCCCGGTGAGTTCAGAGACGTTGATGCACCTGGCGGAAACATAAAAGATCAGTTTCAAATTCTACCTTTTAAAGAACCAAGCGGTACATTATACCAATTATTAGGTTTCGTCGTGCAAGCTGGTCAGAGATTCGCGGCTATTACAGACATGTCTATTGGAAACGATGCTCAAAATCGTGCAGTAGGCAGTACGATTGCACTCTTGGAACGCGGCTCACGGGTCATGTCTGCAATTCACAAACGTTGTTACTACGCGATGCGTAAAGAATTTAGACTTTTAGGTAAAATTTTTTCAGTTTATCTACCACCAGTCTATCCATATTCGGTTTATGGTGCAGATCGTATGATCAAAGTGCAAGATTTCGATGAAAGAGTCGACGTAATACCGGTTGCAGACCCAAATATTTACTCAATGGCGCAAAGAGTTACGCTTGCAAATGAAAATTTAAAGATCGCAACGTCAAATCCAGGACTTCACAACATCAGAGAAGCATACAGAAGAGTTTACGAGGCTTTAGGTACGAAAGATATTGATAGTTTACTAAGACCAGACGAAGTTCCAGTGCCGAAAGACCCAGCAATAGAAAATTTAGAGTCAATGCAAATGAAAATTCCACAAGCTTTTCCTGAACAAGACCACGATGCACATATAAACGCTCATAGAGCGTTCATGGCTACAAGAATGGTGCAAATTAATCCAATGGTGTACGCAAATCTACAAGCACATATCTCTCAACACGTAAGTTTGAAGGCTCAAGGCGAGATTGGTGCGCAAGTTGCACAAGATATGGACATGCAAATTCTAATTAACCAGGATCCGCAGGGGGCACAGGTGCAAATCAACGCGATGATAGCTAGAAGAATAGCAGAAATTACAACTGAACTTGCTCAAGCTGAAACTCAAACGAATAGAGATCCTTTAGTTCAATTAAAACAAAGAGAATTAGATTTAAGAGCAATGGAAGTACAAAGAAAAACAATGCAAGACATGGAATCTAATGAAATTAGAGAAAATGAGATTGAAGAGAACCTAGAAATACAAAAAATGAAATTAGAAAACCAAGAAGATCAAGCAGCTGAAAGAATTAAGGTTGCAAGAGAAAAATTAGACATACAAAGGAAGAAAAATGCCCCTAACAAAAAAAGGTAAAAAAATAAAAAAATCTTTTAAGAAACAATATGGCAAAGATGCTGATAAAGTTTTTTATGCATCAGCTAATAAAGGTACTTTAAAAGGAGTTATTAAAAAATCTAAAGGAGGAGGCTTTGATTATGAGGGTGATGCATATGGTACATCGCCAGCCTCTAGTTATTCACAAACCGACACTGGAGATTTAGGTTCTGAAGGAGCAAATGTTGCAGCTAATGTAAAAGCCACAACTAGAGGTGGCGGTTCACAAGGCTCAAGTGGGGGCACTACTAGTAGAAATGTTTTAAATGTAGTTGGTAAAGGCGTATTAGATGTGACTGGCTTAGGTTATGTTGTAGATGTTGGAAAAAATGTAATAAAAGGTGTTAAATCACAACAAAATGTTATCAAAGAAAGAAAAACTGATCCACTTGGTGGTGAAATGATGACAACTCGAGGTATGTACAGACCTTATGCTCCAGTTAAAACAACAGGTGGAGATAGCGAAGATTATTCTACAAAAATTTTAAAAAAACCAATACCAACTGCAAAAAAAGCAACTGATTCTTTTAGTGCGTCTGGTTTTTTTCCT